CCCTCCTCTACTTTATCTCAGGAGATTATTATGACCCTTTATCTATCCATGTTTTGCAATATTCTGCTTCATATCTTCGTTCCTGCTCTGCAGGACGAAAGTAAGACTCAGTTATTCATTACTCGTTTAGAAAGCTTCGGTGTTCCGCGTACTAATGCGACTCACCTTGCTTGGGCTATAAAAATCCTCTTTGATTCTGTAGATGAGGCCTCTTCTGACACCTTAGCGGGTGTCGGGAGTAACGAAAATGACGTCTAAAACTACTACGATCGATCTTCGCTTCCCAGCGACTACTGATTGTGGTACTGATGTCAACGCTGGTCTTTTTTATCAAAAGATTCAGAGTGGAGATAACTCTCCTAGTCGACGTCGTCCTAAGGGTGTTCCTAAAAGCCGTTTTCGGTCTCAGGAACCTCCTTTTAACGCGTATACTATGACATCTGTGGACTATAATGTCAGCCAATATTCTTGGTTTCGACCTTCTGATCCACTAACGCCATTGCAGGGTACTTGGTTCTCCTGTTTTGGAATACCAAGCAACGCTGCTCCTCCGATCACGAATAATGATATTAATAATCTTATTAATAAACTTTATTCGGAAGTCGAAGGGTCGTCTTTTAATTTGGCTGTTACTTTAGGCCAAACTGAAGAGACTATTGATGGAATTGCGAATGGTGCCAATCGAATTTACCAATTCGGTCGGCATTTACGTCGCGGAAATGCGCTTGATGCCATAAAGGCCTTAGGTGCAAATCCTAAATCTCATCCTGTACCAATTAAACCTGGTACTATTGGTAAAGATTTATCTTCCACTTGGTTAGACTATCGTTACGGTTGGGAGCCTTTGCTCGGGGATGTTTATGATGCTGCGCAGCTTTTAGCTAAACAGCTTCAATTTCCTCAGCAAAAACGTTATAGAAAGCGAGTTTTTCATGAAGCGACTTCTGATGCTTCAAGTGTTCTCTCTTTTTACTCGTATTTGGCTCAAAATCGATATCAGATATGCGCACGCATCACTGAAGATGCGTCTGTCCCACAGCTTACTGGTTTATCAAATCCTTTGGCTATTGCCTGGGAGTTGATGCCTTACAGCTTTGTTTTCGACTGGTTTTTACCAGTCGGCGACTATCTGTCAGCTCGTGGTGCAGCGAGTACTCTGACGGGAAAATTCTGTATTACTGAATCTTCTCGTTTAAGAATACGCGGCATTAAGAATTCTGTTCGTCAGGTTGACGTTGCAGGTGACTTTTATGTCAACTGTTCCGTCACTCGGACGCCCATGAACTCGCTTAACGGTCTCGTTCCCCTTCCTAACCTTGTTCCTTTTGGACAAGCTTTGTCTTGGAAGCGAGCTGTTTCTGCTATCGCCCTTGTTACTAATTTTCTTTAACCTATTCCGTAGAAATACGTATGAAAGGACATCTTTATGTCATCCATTGCAAATATCGTCGCCTTTGATGGTGCCGCTACTCCTGTTTCACACACTTTGAACCCAATCAATATCCAGCGAATTAAACAGCGCGTAAGCGCTCTTTATCGTGAAGCATTGACTAATGTTCCTGTGTATGGACAGATTCGCGTCACCGTTTATCAAGACGACAAAGCACCTAATACTGGTGTTTATCGTAATGGTATCCTTGTTGAAGTCCCGGTTATGGAAACAATCTCTAACCAGAATGCTGCGGGTTATACTGCAGCACCGAAGGTCGCACACATTGTTAGTGTGCGTACTGAACTGCTAGCTCATGAGCGTAGCGACATAGCGATACGTCGTTTAGCTCGTCAGTTAGCAGTTAACATCCTTGGTAACATTTCAACCACAGTTACACCGGTTTCTACCGGTCCTGTACCTGAATTGTTTGACCAATTAATTATGCCTACTTAATTCTTTGTAGGTTTTAACTAATTTGTTTCCCTATTTCACTCTGTTAGGAGTAATATATGCTTTTTACAAGCTGGGACCAGGAGTCTGGTTATGAAGAATCTCTTGAGATTTTATCCAAAATCGGGAACGAGCTCTGTCCAGAAGAATTTCGGAAACGCTTCCCTAGTTTTCCTTGGGGTAGTATTTCTGATTTGCTCAACTATCGTTTTGAGTATTCTACTCTTAACGCAGAAGACGCATATCTTCTCAGACAGTACCAAGCCCTTTACTCAAAGTTCGAGCCCCTCAGAATTGAGGGAGTCGACCGAGAGTTAAAGGCCTGGAACTCGTTTCTTGAGTCCGAAGCGCAGTGTAAGATATCGAACGCTGCTTTTAAGTCTAACCGTTTGAACCTTTTTTCCTTTGGTTCAGACGTTGAGTCTGTATTTCACAGAGCTCAGCGTAAAATCAGTCAGATTATGGGCAATGTTCCCTCTTTCGAGGATCTTAAACCGCGCTTAGGACCGGGTGCTTCAACAAGCACAAAAAGAATGAATGCAAGCTGGGCTAGAAAGTTTTCTGCCCCCCTTGCATGTAGTCGAGCTGCTGTGCCGTATCTTTCTGAGATGCTGCACACACTCCCTCATCTTCTCCCTTTTGGGGAGGATGAGGGTGTTGTTTCAGTGGATATTCATCCAGGGAAACTACAGTTCGTACCCAAAAGCGCGCTTACTTATCGGTCTATTGTCGTTGAGCCTCAGTTGAACAGTATGTATCAACTTGGGGTCTGCGATTTTTTAGCCGATAAACTCCGTCGCGCTGGAGTTGACATCTCCGATCAGACGCTTAACCAGCGTCTTGCTCGTGAGGGGTCATTAACCAACGAATTAGCAACGTTGGATCTGAGTAGCGCATCTGACACTATCTCTATAGAGTTAGTTGCGTCTTTGCTTCCTGTCGACTGGTTTATCTTTTTGAGTTCACTTCGATCTTCTGAAGTAACTTATAAAGGTCAAACCATCAAGCTTGAAAAATTCTCGTCAATGGGGAATGGTTTTACTTTTCCCCTTGAGACGATTATTTTTTATTCGCTTGCTTTCGCGTGTTGCGAAACAGGTGAGGTTGTTTCCTGCTACGGCGATGACTTAATTGTCCCGTCTAATAGGTACCCTTTACTTTGTAAAGTGTTAACCTCAGCTGGCTTTTCTGTTAATATGAAGAAAAGCTACGTCGAAGGTCCTTTTCGTGAGTCTTGCGGAAAGGATTACTTATTGGGAACTGATATCCGTCCTTTCTTCTTTAAAGAGCTAGTTAGTTGTAGAACAATCTTCTCGTTCCATAACTTTCTAGTCTCTCGCGGTTTCGATCCCACTTTTCTTCTTGAATACATTGCCGAACATGTTCGGCTCTATGGTCCTGAAGGTTATGGTGATGGTCACCTTGTTGGAGAATGGCCTGGCCGCACTTACAATCGCGATCGTGGTTGGGCCGGGTACGTTTTTGATTCGTACTCGTTCAAGCCACGCTTGGACACTTCACAGTGTTCAGGTTATCGCGTATTGCCCTCTTATTCCATTTATGTTAAATCTATGGATTCTGAGGCTTTACCTGTTAAGTATGGTCGACCTTGTTGTACTCTTCCGGGTACTCAAGGGTATAGACGTTTATCAATCTACACACTCGTTGTACCTAGCTATATAAGCTAGGACCGAAAG